TTTCGTGTTTCATTGAATAGCAAGTGGTTGCAGTCGGTCAAGGATCTCACGATAGGCAGGGACGATATCTCCTTCATCTTTTCTGAATAGATCCTTATCGAATCGTTCATCACTACCAATCTTCCATAGTCTCATACTATCAGGACTGATCTCATCAGCAAGATACAAATCACCATGAGCATCATAACCATACTCAACCTTAAAATCTACAAGATCAATACCTAAAATGTAAAACATCTGACGAAGGTAATCATTGACCCGTAATGTCATCTCAATGAAAGGGTCAGGATTGTATCCCATCAGACGCACACGATCTGGTGTCAGAAGAGGATCGTGCTTGCTATCATCCTTCAAGAAGAATTCTACAATCGGTTGTGGTAGTGGCGCACCTTCTACCAAAGTTGTCTCACGAACAATAGATCCAGCAGCACGATTACGACAGATGACTTCTAATGGAACGATACCTACCTTCTTACATACCATCTTATTTGCACCAACCATATTAATATAATGAGTTGGGATATTTTCTTTGGAAAGTTTTTCAAAGATGATGGATGAGATACTACAACACAGAGATCCTTTTCCTAAAGGATGATCTTCCTTCTCTCCGTTGCCAGCAGTCACTTTATCATGATACTCAATGATCACACGATCAGCATCGTCTCCCTGATAAACAGTTTTGACTTTACCTTCAATAATTACTTCCATTAATCCCGTTGTCTCCAATCATCAGGTTTTTCAGTGTGGAACCAGTCTTTAATATCATCAGCACTATCGAACCCCGTTTTGTGATTGGATGGGTCGGGGTCTCCTAAACCCATCCTATTCAGAAAATCATCGGTACTTCCTTCTTCAATTTCTTGAGAAGATTGTCTTCGTGCTTTTTGTAACCAATCACGAGCAGTAGTATGACTTTTTGCCAACTTCTCTGCCCAGATCATATCATCTAATTTTACCTCTTCGCCATTTGCAATACATTTACAAATAAACTCCAGTCTTAGACGGTATTGAGTAGATAACATAAAGTTACGCTTCGTTACTTTTTATTTATTTTCTTCCATCAATCTCTTTGACAAACTAAGAGAACGACGGTATATCATATATTTTACCACAGGATTTCTAGGATTGTTAGTCAACCACCAGATTTGGCGTCTTATGTAAGTATTTGCTAACTTAAATCCATAATAAAAAATAGCAGCAGCACCCTCATCCGTAAGGATAAAGTATGCTATCACCACAAATAGTATGGATAGTAGAGTCACCTAGATTCCTCATATCTTCTCTGTTCAAGATATTCAATCATCTCTTGCCTCCACTCCATCAGTTCATAGAAACACTCCTGATTGTGAGCACAACCCCGAAGACGACTATCGGGTTTGATTACACTTTCAAGCATTAAACCCAGAGCATCGCGTCTTTTTTCTTTTTTATCGGTCATTTGCGTGACTTCTTTTTAGTGGTTTTCCGTTGGTTGCTGATAAAATCAACAGATTGTTTGTAAGTGCTTAGCACCTTTACTTGACTGCCATTATGTATAATCATGAACTTCTTACCGCATGGGACTGCTGCCCATGTCCCATCGTTGGTAACATAACCCAATGGATTTTTAGGTTTTGCATCAAGGATAGAAGGATAAGGAACGAAGGGTTTCAGAAATCCCATTAAAAAACAGCAGTAACGCTAACAATTGTGCATCCAGGATTGCGTGCTAATGCAACATTCTTTGCATCTTGATAATCAACAGCAACGACAGTATCAGTGAAAACAGTGCCTGCCTTGAACAGAGTGACTTTGCAACGCATGGTGGATTTCTCTCGGTGTTGTTATTATAGCAGATCAGAGCGATCTGATGAAGGATAAATCAAAATCTTCAGATTCTCTAAAGTAATCACGCACTTCCTCCCGCTCCTCTAGGCGATTATAACCAGTGAGAAAGAAGTCAGAGGGTTCAGGATCTGAGCTTGCAGTTACACAAGCACCATTGTCTCTAATGTTATAAAGTTTAGATGATGGAATGCAACATGCCTTGCCTTTCTTCACATCAGTGATAATAAAGTAGTCAGCAAGTTTGTCCTCATAGTCTCCTGCTTGACGACGATTCTTAAGAATCAATCCTCTCACTGCCATCTGAGACTTATTGCCAAATTGAGTTACTTTTGATTCGTAAGTTGTTTCATTGGGACCAATCAAATCAATGCCAGGAAGATTTACTCTAGTCAGAAGACCATTGCTATACACATCGAGTGCTTTCTCTACAAGTTCCCCTGCTTTAGGATACCTTAGATTGTTATCAGTGTAACCATGAATCGTTTCTAAAAGTTTAGATAAACGACCAAGTTGAAATGTGTTAAAGTCAATCATCGACGAATGATAGAAATAGCGGGTTCACCTTGTTCAAAGACAGTATTAACAACTGCCTGAACGCTCCTTGCGGTGCTGATACCCACTTTATCAGCAACAGGAATACACACAAGACCATAAGTCTTCTGAGCGCCACCCAGACGGATTACACGCCCGATTGACTGAGAAATACCAATGTAGTCCATGTTACGCATGAACAGCACGGCATCAAGTCCCTTTACGTTGATACCCTCAGAGAGGATAGAGTGGTGCATGATAACAAATTGAGTATCACTTTCACCCCAAGCATTAAGAGTCTTGAAAAACTCATGGCGGGTAACTTTCTGACCATTGATGATTGCACCAGTCTTGGATGTAATATACATCCAGTTATAACCACGCTGTTCCAGTTGGAAAGTGAAGTCAGACTGAGTAACAAGACGGACAATCTGCTTCGTAGAACGAGCAGCAATCAGGATCTTGCTTGCTGTGTTATCATCAATGGTATCAATCAGATTCTTAGAATCAGACTGCTTGAAATCACCTTGAGGAAGTTGAGTAAGACGAACAACAGGAGGAAGAATGTAACCCTGCTCCACAAGTTTAGGTGCAGGGACATTACAAATGACCTGACCATAAACACGGGAATCATTCATTCCAGGTTTCCGAGGAGTGACTGAATGTTTAGGAGTTGCAGTAAAAAAATAGCAACGACGAGCGTACCTACTGTAAAATTCAGTAGGAACAAAGAAGTTACGCTGAACAGAGTTGTGCGCTTCATCAAAGTAGATAGTGTCTACATCAATACCAGACTGAACAATCTTCTCCAACGAATGATAAGTCGTGAAGATGATACAAGACTCACCCGCAGCGCGAGCAGTATTGTTGAACAACTGAATCTGCCTTGCTTTAGTAGTGCTGAAGAACTCAGTATCACCACTATGAACGTGCATCACATGAACCAGATAGTCCTTAGGAAGCAGTTCCAGAAACTCTTTACAGAGTTGCTTAGCAAGGAGAATACGAGGAGCAACAACTACAGTAGTGTTGCAACCACGGTATTCATGACCCAGATAATCCTGAATCATGCAGATGGTTTTACCACCACCGGTGGGGATGATGACCTGTCCTTTGTCGTGCTTCAGCATGGCATCAACTGCCTGTTGCTGATGTGGGCGAAGGGTGATGGTCAATCGGGTGTCCCGTTCAGTATGGATATATTATAGCAGAAAACCACTCTCCACACAACCCAGTAGACAGTTACTCATCTGGCACATATTTAACTGCTATTGTAAAACGATGTCTATCTCTATAAGTTGTAGCGCGATGTAAGATGTTAGAATCAAAGTAAACCATACGATTTGGAACTGGAAGTACACCTGCAATCTGCCCATTTACATGGAATTGTGTTTCACCACCAAGATCTAAATTCCATCCATCACATGAATAGTATAAAAAAGTTATAGATCCCTCTTCATCACAATCAGTGTGAAAATATGGATTTTCAGTAGGAGCAAAACAGTTAATATACATTCTATTCAAGACAAGATTATTATCTACAATTAAATCTGTCTTAGAACTAAACAGTTTATAAATCTCATCAGTCTCAAAAATCTCATGAACCATTCCTGTAGGTGGTGTAGAACTTCTATCAGTTTCACCATAAGTATATGATGCCATTTTACAATAATTAAATACTGAATTGGAATCATCAATGGATAAAAAATCGTCAATAATTTCAATCGTGTTCAACATTGTCCCCGTATTGACTCAATCTAATGTTAAAAGATATTGTAACTCTAGGTATATCTGATACCTTCTGTGGTTTGACGCGATGTTGGAGATAACAAGGAAACATTAAAAAATCTCCTTCACTTACATCCAAACTAGCATATTCTGATACATAATCTCTACTCAATGAAGGTGATAAAGACCTAGTTGCTTGTATGGGATCAG